AGTAATTTAAAATTGGTTTAGGAGTTGGTTTAAATCCACTTCCAAGCCAGAAAGTAGCAACATCTTTATTATTATATGCAATAATGTATTTAATACATCTGCCTACGACTCTAGGTGTATTAACATAAGAATGAAAATCTACAACAATTTTATTTGCAATATCTTTATCTTCAATTGTTTCTGCAATTCTTATATCAATCATTTTACTCCACCACAAAAACGCTAAGATTCGTTAGTCATTACAAAAACAATCAATACTTTCATCATGATCTAGACTCAGTGATAATTGGTTTTTATCAATATTTTTTATATCTTCAAAAGTACAGTCAAACTTAAATGTTTTGCCTGTTTTATTTTCTTGTTCAATCCACCAATCTGCTAATTCTGGTTTTTGTTGCATCATAAATTTAAGCTGGTTCTTACCTTTTAGAAAACACATATCACAATTACCAAAAACTGTATGACCATTTCTATAAATCAAATTAAGATCAAAATTGCTTTTTTTCCAAAACTCCTCAACCTCATGTTTTGTATGTTTTGCTTCATATAAAGGAGTAATAATTTCTTTTTTTTCTTTTCTTGCTCTAACTCTGTGAACTCTATGAGGTTCGTCATATCTAAGACCAAGTATATGATCTGGGTTGTCTAATCCGTTTATTTTTTCATACCATGCAATAGCTCTTTGTTTCATTAAATATGTACAGAATCTGTTTGTTGCATTTGGGAGTTTTCCGTAATGATTTATTAGTAGTTTGAAAGGTTCACCATTTTTTGAGCAGTCCTTTTTATTAGTAATTTTATATTTGAAAATCCAATCTCTGCTTTCTGGAGTTGGTTTATAGCCTTCTTTGATTATCTCTGACAACTCTAACCATACTATATCAACATCCCAGTTATTGGAGCAGTCTTGAATAAAATCTAAAGTCTGTGGCATTTCTTTTCCAGTATTAGCAAAAACCACATGACAATAATCTGGCAAAACACCATTATGTGCCTGTAAAATTTTATATAACATGTATGCAGATGTGCGACCACCACTAAAGCTAATGATTGATGGGTATTTTATGTAGTATGGATTATTCATAAATCTTTTGCCCAGTCTGATGATCTATCTAAATCTTTATAAGATTTTTTGTTACTTTGTGTGACCTCATCATTCCATCTTTCTTGATTGAGCCATGTAGCAGGATATGGTGTAAAATTTATATCTCCTACATTTTTGCTTAATAATTTTACAGATGAAAGCACTTTAAGGATATCTTCTTTTTTAAGTTTTTGATATATTTGAAAAGCTTTTTTCTTAGCAACTTTCCTTGGATAATATTCCCAAAACTGGTCAAAGGTTTCTTCAATATATTTAGTTTTTGTATCTTCTTTTGTATTCTGAGTGTTTTGCACCCCTTCCCCACCACCTTTAGCACCCCTAGGGGTTGTAGCACCCTTTGGAAGTAAAAGTGTATATTTGTTTGAGGTGTAGCCACCATCTGCTTTTTTTCTATGCTCAATCCTAAGATATCCAAGCTTTTCAAATTCTCTTATAGTAGCACCTATGCCCTTCGTGTCTTTAAGACCTATTTTATTTGCTATGTGTCTGTGTGATGGATAACACTGACCATTTTCATCTGCATAGCTACCTAGAAGCAAAAGGATTAGTTTTTTTGTTGGAGTGAGTCCATCTGTGTTCCAAGCACCATTCATCATTTCAATAGACATAGTGGAAGTATGCCTTAGATCAAGAAAAATAAAAAGCCTTTTTTGGAATTTAAAAAAGAGGCAGTTGAGAAGTTTTATCCTCAACAAAATTCATTTTGAAAAACCAATCATGCACTTGTTTTTTTGTAAGTCTTTTACCAACTCTCATGGGAAATATTTCCGACCTATATCCAGTTTTAGTCATTGGTATACAACTGTCATTTTCAACAAAAACTTGTATATGATGCATCTCACTGCCAAAACTTGCTTCACTAAAAAGTGAATATGATATCTTTACATGCAAATTACCATAATCAATACCAAGATCAAAGAATTTCTTTAAAGACATGTCACTGACTCTTTGACCTTGTGTCCTTTTGCCTCAAGCCTCTTTTTTTTAAACTCAAAAACTTCCTGATTAGATGTGCTTAAAGCCTGAAACCAAAAATCACATTTTTCAAGATATACATATAATTTATATTTCATAGTCACAGCCTGTTTACGAAATCGCTAACTATATCTTCACCCACAATGTATACATACATGTTAACTATTTTCTCTGGATCGCTAAAATCAGTAGATACGCCACCAAAATGCATCATCTCGTATTCCTTGATAATATTTATTATATTAAAAACTTGATCACCTAACCATTCGGTAGCTTGATGCGTGCCTACAATATAATAGTCTGTATTAAAGACATGATGATGTAGATCATCAAGGTTTTCTTTGACCCAATCTTTATCTTGATCTTCAATAAAGTCTTGAAAGAATTCTTCTATTTCTGAGTATTTATATTTCATTTTACCTCTTTTCAAATTTATTATGAGTCTATTATGCACAATAAATTGATAAAAAACAAGCCTTTATTGGAATAAATATACCTTTTTTTGTTTTTTTAGTGTTAAAATCGGCTTTTTTGGAATAAACTGCAAGAAAAAATAAGAAAATATGAGCAAAAAAAAGAAGCAAGTCAAACTTACCCCAACAATCAAAAATAAATTACGCAATGATTTTGTTCAAGGATTTGTTGAAGATGATGTAACAATTTTTCCAACACTTGATGATGTTATAAAAAAATACAGAGTAGCCAAAAGCACAGTTTATCGTGTGGCACAAAAAGAATCATGGAAAATACAAAAAGAGTCTTTTTACAATGAGTATCTTAAAAAGCTTGACCAAAAAAGGGCAAGTGCAATGGCTGACAAATCAAAGAAAGTTGATGACCAAACACTAAAACTGACTGATGCTCTTTTTGTGACTATTGCACAAAATTTATCACAAAATAATAATGATATACAAAATGGTAAAAAAGGTTTGCCACCACCACAGATAACTGCATTGGCACAGGCACTTTCAATCACGCAGAAATCTGCAAAATTAGCATTAGGAGAAGCTACACATAATATTGATGCGACAATCAATGAAAACAACGATGCATACAGACGAGCTATGGAACTGCTTGACTCAGTTGAAGAAAGCAGAGGCAGAGGCATTCAATCTACGCACTGATTGGCTAAAGACTGCAAGAGATAAACAGTTACAGCCGAAAGTAAATCATTTTATATGGTTAATCTTAGCTGGTAGAGGCTGGGGTAAAACTAGAACAGGTGCACAAGATATAGCTCTTTATGCACTTCGTAATCCAAATGTGAACTGTGCAGTTGTCGCACCAACACATGGTGATCTGCGAAGAGTCTGTTTTGGTGGGCAGTCTGGTCTTTTATCAATTATACCAAAGGAGTGCTTTTTAGAGTCAAAAGATCAGAAGGGATACTCAAGTTCAGTCTCAGAAATAAGGCTTTTTAATGGTAGCAAGATAATTGGATATGCTGCACAAGAGCCAGACAGATTGCGTGGACCTCAGTTTCATAGAGCGTGGTGTGATGAATTAGCAGCATGGCGATATCCAGAGGCATTTGATCAGCTTATGTTTGGTTTAAGATTAGGCGACAACCCACAGTGTGTCATAACTACAACACCAAAACCAAACAAACTTATCAAAGACCTAATGCAAAGAGATGACACGCAAATCACAACAGGATCAACTTTTGAAAATGAAAGCAACCTTGCAAAAAGTGCACTATCCATGTTAAAGGATAAATATGAAGGCACAACATTAGGTAGACAAGAACTGTATGCAGAGGTTATTGATACTGTAGATGGAGCTTTGTGGAATAGTAAATTAATTGATCGTTCACGACTTCAAGACCACACTGAAAAAGATTTATCACAAATTGTAGTTAGTATTGACCCAGCAGTTACCAGCAATGCGAACTCAGACGAAACAGGTATAATCGTGGTAGGAAGAGATTTTAACGATCACTTTTATGTGCTTGAAGATATTTCAGGAAGACATAGTGCTGAAAAATGGGGTAGAATAGCAATAAATGCATTTTATGAATGGAATGCTGATAGAATAATAGCAGAGGTCAACAATGGTGGCGATTTGGTTGAAAGGTTGATTAGGAACATTGATCCAGCAGTTTCTTACAGAAGTGTAAGGGCAACCAGAGGCAAAATTGTTAGAGCAGAGCCTGTTGTAGCTCTTTATGAGCAAGATAGAGTGCATCATATAGGTGTATATAGCGAGTTGGAGCAACAGATGTGTAGCTACACAGGAGACACAAATAGCTCACCAGATAGACTTGATGCTTTAGTTTGGGGATTGACTGAACTAAGCAAATCAAGAGGTGTTGCAAATTGGAGAGTTAGCTAATGGCAGATCAAAGAAATATATTTCAAAGAGTCTTTAACATAGGCAAAGACAAAAAACAATCAAACATGATGGGTTACTTCGGTGTTGGAACACAAGAGCCGAAATCATATAAATATCAAGACCTTGCTAAAGAGGGATATTTAAAAAATGCTATTGTCTATAGATGTGTCAACGAGATAAGTAAAGGTGCTTCAGCTGTCCCATTTGTAATAAAAGATGGCGATCAGATACTTGAGGAGCATCCTCTTATTGATCTATTAAACAGACCAAATCCACTACAAAGTTATTCAGAATTTTTTAATAGTCTTTATGGTTATCTTTTACTTAGTGGTAATGCTTATATTTTAAAAGTAGGTGCAGACATGGGTGCACCACAGGAACTACATCAATTGAGACCTGATAGGATTGAAATAAAAGGTGGCTCTTCTGCCATACCTGAAAAATATAAATACACAATAAATGGGAAAATTAAAGCAGAATATATGATTGATCAAGAGTCTGGTTTTTCTGATCTAAAACACATAAAACTCTGGAATCCTCTTGACGATTATTATGGTCTTTCACCAATGAGTGCTGCTGCAGTTGAGGTTGATCAATTCAATATGTCAAGTAAACATAATGTTAACCTTTTACAAAATGGTGCGAGACCAAGTGGTGCAGTAATTTTTAAACCAAAAGACGATGCTGGTTTTAATGTAAATTTGACTGAGGCACAAAGGCAACAATTGTTAACAGACTTAAACAATAGATTTACAGGTACAAACAATGCAGGAAGACCATTATTACTTGAGGGTGATTTTGACTGGCGTGAAATGGGTCTAAGTCCCAAAGACATGGATTTTTTAAACTTAAAGCATATGTCAGCAACTGATATAGCTATGTGCTTTGGAGTTCCTTCACAACTTGTTGGTGTTCCAGATGCACAAACTTATGCAAACGTTGCAGAGGCAAGACTTGCCCTTTATGAAGAAACAATCATCCCTTATTTAAGAAAAATAGCTAGTGATCTTAACGAATGGCTTGTTCCTATGTTTGGAGAAAATTTACATCTTGAATTTGATATAGATGCCATACCTGCACTTTCAGAAAGACGCAAAAAGATTTATGAGAATGTGACTAGTGCAGTAAGAGAAGGCATTATGACAAGAAATGAAGCAAGATCAATAATAGGTCTTGAGCCTGTTGATGGTGCTGATGGTTTATATATATCAGCAACATTATTTCCACTAAATGAGGAAGCAGTGCCAACACCAGAGGTTACGGACAATGATGAGGATGCGAAAGAATATGATGATAACTTGCTAGAGGATTTTAAAAGTAAGCATGTAACTAATTTTCCAAAAGCAGGAGATGATAAAAAAATATCATTACGAAACAGCAACTACCCACAGTTTGACTATGAGTTTGCAAGTAATGTAAAAAACGATGGACCAAAAGATATATGGAAAGCAGGAGGAAACATAAGAGGCAACGAGGCATTTATGCTATGGAGCAGAGCAAGGCAAGGGTCTGAAACACCTGCAGTGTTAGACTGGATAAAAGAAAGAGAGGCATGGGCAGCACGACATTTTAGGGATGGTCAAGCATTCAGAGATGGTAGCAAAGAGCCTAACTTATCCAACGTTGCAGGAGTTGTAGCTCAGATAAAGTGGGGAGTTATAGGTAATCTTGGTGAGCAAGGTATGAAAGATGTAATACTGGAACTGACAAAAAAACTTGAGGGGAAGAAAGGAGATTGGGAGTATGCAAATGACTATTGGTGGATGTTCCAACCACATACAGAGACAAATGAAGACGAAAGCAAACAATTATCTGGTAAAGTAAAAGAAGCTCTTAAAAACAAAGTATCAGATCATAATGATAAATATGGTACTAACCCAAAAAAAAGAACGACATTGAGAACACTTGAGGCAGTATTCCGTAGGGGTGTGGGTGCATATAACACGAATCCTTCTTCGGTACGTCCTGCAGTGAGGAGGCAAGGTGGTGCTGATCGCTGGGCATACGCACGCGTGAATTCCTACCTTTTTGCTTTGCGAACAGGCAGGTTTCAAGGTGGAAAACACGACACCGATTTATTTCCAAAAGGACACCCATTATCAAGCAAGTAAAGCCACTTTATAAAAAAAGGATCAATAATTTTAGGAGAGGAAGGGTAAAAGCATCTGCCGAGGTGCGTAGGCAATTAATCATAAGAAACAATTTAGAAAGAACATTTAACAGAAAGTTGAGAACAGCATTTAGAAAATTTGTAAATGTGCAGATGTTTTTATTTTCTGAAACTGGTGTGTACAACGTTGATGTAGCATCAAGAGTTTTAACAGAGGAGATTTATCCAACTGTTTTAGAACAGTATAAAAAGATTTTTTTATTAATCTATAAAACTGCAGAGACAAGATATGCTAAGGATCGCAAAGCAGAAGAGGTTTTTGTTTTTGGTCGTAGTGTTGATTTTGAAAAAATTGTGAATGAGTATTTTAATACAAGACAGTTAATTTTAAGTGGCATAACACAAAGACTTGCTAAAAAAATATCAGACTACATTGAACAAGCAAGAGCTGATAATCTAACACTACCAGAAATAACAAGATCAGTAGTTAAAAAATTTAATTTTCTATCTGTGTCTCGTTCAGCATTAATAGCACGCACAGAAACACACAATGCTGCATCTTTTGCAAATCACTCATATCACAAAACACTAAAAGATGATCTTGGTATGAAAATGGTCAAAAGATGGTCTGCGACCAATGATGGCAGAACAAGAGATGCACACGCAATCGCAAATGGGCAGACAGTAGACATGGACGAGGATTTTACAGTTGGTGGTGCAAAGATGTCTTTTGCAGGCGATCCAAGAGGTGGTGCGAGAAATGTTATAAATTGTAGATGTGTAATTGTTTATGCAGATGAACAAGATATTGTGCTAGACTAACGATTGTATTACTATATATAGAAAAAATGCCTATTCCAAAACCAAAAGCAAAAGAATCTAGGCAACAATTTTTAGATAGATGTATGGGAGATAAGACTATGGTTGATGAATATTCAGATTCAGGACAAAGATCAGCAGTCTGTAACAGTAGTTATAATTCATATAAAGAAGATTCTTTAGAAGGCAAAGAAGAAGTCAGAGAAGACGTTTTTACAACAGAGGAAGAAGCTTTAGCAAGAGCAGAAGAAATAGGGTGCAGTGGGACACACACCCACGATGACGATGGCAATTTAGTATTCATGCCATGTTCCAGTCATGCAGATTACACCAGACTAACAGGCAACGAGCTAAGTGGTTATGGTATGGGTAAAAAACCTAAAAAGAAAAAACCAAAGAAAAAAGAAGAATCTGAATTTATAGATTATAAGACTGAATTTAAAGCTTATAACGTCGAAGATGATGACGAAGACAAAGACTATGGTGTGTTTGAGGGATATGGTTCGGTTTTTGGTAACAAAGATTTAGGTAATGATGTAATTGAACAGGGTGCTTTTATGAGAACCCTCAAAAGAAAAAAACCAAATCAAATAAAACTTTTATATCAACATAAAACAGATATGCCTATAGGGGTCTTTGATGAAGTCCGAGAGGATGACAAAGGACTTTATGTAAAAGGCAGACTTGCTTTACAAACACAAGCAGGCAAAGAAGCGTATGAACTTATGAAAATGGGTGCATTGGATGGTCTCAGCATTGGCTTTA